TCTCGCGTTGAAGCCAGCATGGAAGCGCGGCTGATCCAGCTCGTATTGAAAGACGTCAAAGGGGGAAGTGAATACAAAGAAATTGACCTGTTAGGTCGGCAGATTGAACGACTGGCGCGGGTTAACCGCTACAGCATGACCGGCAGTGAAGCAGACTTAAATCCGAACGTTGCCAACAGGAACAAAGGGGATCGCAAAGCGCCAGAAAAGAACGTTTTTAGTGATGAAGCTATCGGCAAACTCGGCGATATTTTCATGGGTGAATCCTTCGAATATCAAAGAGGATGGCACCGCGCCGGGATGCAGCACCGCATCCGCAACATTCTCAAATCGCGCCAGATTGGCGCAACGTTCTATTTCGCCCGCGAAGCGCTGATCGACGCGCTGACTACCGGGCGTAATCAGATATTCCTGTCAGCCAGTAAGGCGCAGGCGCATGTCTTCAAAAACTACATTATCGACTTTGCCCGACAGGTGGATGTGGACCTGAAAGGCGATCCGATTGTGCTACCGAACGGCGCACGGCTAATTTTCCTCGGCACCAACGTTCGCACCGCGCAGAGCTATACCGGCAATCTGTACTTAGACGAATATTTCTGGATACCGAAGTTTCAGGAGCTGCGCAAAGTGGCGTCGGGCATGTCGTTGCATAAGAAATGGCGCAGCACCTACTTTTCTACCCCGTCGAGTCTGGCACACAGCGCCTATCCGTTCTGGTCCGGGGAGCTGTTCAACAAAGGACGCCGCAGCAAATCAGACCGGGTTGAAATCGACCTGTCACATAGCCATCTGGCGAAAGGCGCGCTGTGCGCCGACGGGCAGTGGCGGCAGATTGTCACGGTTGAAGATGCGCTGACCGGCGGCTGCAACCTGTTCGACCTCGATCAGCTTTCGCTGGAATACAGCCCGGCGGAATACGACAACCTGCTGATGTGCGAATTTGTTGATGATAAAGCGTCGGTATTCCCGTTCGCCGAGTTGCAGGGCTGCATGGTGGACAGTCTCGACGAGTGGGAGGATTTCGATCCGTATCTTATTCGCCCATTTGGGTATCGCCCCGTCTGGATTGGTTACGACCCATCGCACACAGGCGACAGCGCCGGTTGTGTGGTACTGGCACCGCCAGCAGAACCGGGCGGCAAATTCCGCATTCTGGAGCGCCACCAGTGGAAAGGCATGGACTTTGCTGCACAGGCGAAAAGCATTGAAGACCTGACGAAACGCTACGTTGTGGAATACATCGGGATTGATGCCACCGGTATCGGTCAGGGCGTTTTCCAACTGGTTCAACAGTTCTTCCCGGCGGCGCGAGAAATTCGGTACACACCTGAGGTCAAGACCGCGATGGTGCTGAAAGCGAAAAACACGATTTCATCTGGCCGACTGGAGTACGACACCGGCCACACCGATATCACCGCCAGCTTTATGGCGATCCGCAAGACCATGACCGCCAGCGGCAACCGCTCAACCTACGAGGCCAGCCGCAGCGAAGAAGCCAGCCATGCCGACGTCGCATGGGCCACCATGCACGCCCTGTTAAATGAACCGCTTACCGCAGCCAACGGCGGACAGAGCAGCAATATTCTGGAGTTTTATTAAATATGAGTAAGCACAAATTCCGAAAGCCAGCACCCGCCGCCGCGCCAGCACAGCAAGTCGGTGCACAAGCGTTCAGCTTTGGCGAGCCGACACCCGTTTTAGACCGCCGGGAAATACTGGATTACATCGAGAGCACCGGTAACGGGCGATGGTATGAACCGCCAATCAGCTTCGAAGGTCTGGCACGCAGTGCGCGGGCGGCTGTTCACCACAGTTCGCCTATGTACGTGAAGCGAAACATTTTGGCTTCAACGTACATCGGCCACCCATTACTTTCTCAGCAGGAGTTCAGCCGCTTCGCGCTGGACTATATTATTTTCGGCAATTCGTTTTTGGAGCAGATCCCGAACCAATTAGGCGAACCGGTGCGCCTTGCATGCAGCCCGGCAAAATACACGCGGCGCGGGGTTGAGCAGGATAAATACTGGTTTGTGCAAGACTGGAAAGAAGCCCACGAATTTACGTCCGGTAGCGTGTTTCACCTCATTGAACCGGATATCAATCAGGAGCTGTACGGCCTGCCGGAATACCTCAGCGCGCTCAACTCGGCATGGCTCAATGAGTCCGCAACGCTGTTTCGCCGCAAGTATTACCAGAACGGCGCACACGCAGGCTATATCATGTATATGACCGATGCAGCCCAAAGCAGCAGCGACATTGAGCAGATGCGCAAAGCGATGCGGGACACGAAAGGACTGGGGAATTTCCGTAATCTGTTTATGTATGCGCCCAACGGGAAGAAGGACGGGATCCAGATTATCCCGCTGTCAGAAGTGGCGACGAAAGATGATTTCTTTAACATCAAGAAAGCGACACGCGACGACCTGTTAAGCGCGCACCGTGTTCCGCCGCAGATGATGGGGATTATTCCAGACAATGCCGGAGGCTTTGGAGACGTACAGAAGGCGGCACAGGTATTTGTCAGGAATGAACTAACGCCGTTGCAGGAAAGAATGAAGGAGTTGAACGACTGGATCGGTAAAGAGGTTATTCGTTTCAAGCCTTACGAACTTTCGTCACAATCAGACAGCTGATCTACTGGCCCCGAGAAGGGGCCTGAATTATTTAAAGGCCAAACCAAGCTTACTTTCTTCTTTGCAATAGTCCTCGTAACCCCAGCTCAACGCTGCATCTACGCTTTCAAAAATAATCTCAGGCCTGCGCTGCCAGCCTTCGCCGGGTTCATGCCGCACAATTTCATAACCCTCCCCGTCGGGCCGGATGACTCGCGTGCTACCCATGTACGCATCGAAATCCTTTGGGATCACCTCATCTGCGGTCAATATGTAGAACCACGCGCCTAGTCTATGTTTCTTCATGAATTCACCCTCCCCTTATAGCGCCTCAGACCAATGGAGAGCGCAGATCGGACATAGCAACACTGATGCAAAAAACGCCACCACGTAGCACTGAGCGGCCACCAGATACGCGCTTAACCACCTCTGCGCGCAATGTTACCCGCCTGCCCGCTGCGACTTTATCGGTCGGTTTTAATGCACCAACTCGATCCACCGAAAGCCCAGCCAGAGCGGACTTTGCGGCGTAATCCGATCCTTTTAGATCATGCAAAAGCATGCGGGCTATGCATGCATAGCCCACCCTATCCAACTCCACACAATTTAAATGGTGGCGATCAGTGAAAAACATCACTTTTAGGAATAAGTTCTGCATCAGAAGGAGTCAATTGCTGCATAGCTTCACTTGCCATTTCTGCAATAAAAATAATCGCTACATCCCTTTCATTTTGACGACACTCAACACATGTCGATAACTTAGCAACCAAAGCAATACGTTCCAATAATTTTGCTGTATGTAACACATCCATCAAAAACTACCCTCTACCAAATCACTGTTTATACATACAGTACTATAAATTATTATAAAATAAATTCCATATTTTTCTGTAAGTTATTCATGAGGATTATGGATTGACAGCGTGCCGTTTACTTCACACTCGGCAATTCAGGATTAACACGTTCGCTCATAACAAAACCTAAATTTTTGCTGTTTTTCGAGGATGTCCTTTTCGCACATAACATAAGCTGTTGTTAATGATGACAATACCAGCGTACTGGTGTCTTAAAGGTGATGGTGGTGCAGATATAAAGGGTTCTGGGGATGTTAACGATTGAGAGGAGTATATCGAGGTTGAAGGTTTAGGCCATTATCTACACCTTCCAACTGACGGTGTTACAGGCAAGATAACCGATGCACATACTAGTTTGTTGTTAAAATGCTACATTTAACACTCTTGACACTTTAGGTATTCAATCGACTGAGTACCTAAAGTGGTTATAAAAATCATCACAAACGTATTAATAAATTTGGCAAAAAAACATAGGTAAAGTTAATTCTTAGGTGTAGTAATAACCGTTGAGTTATCAACATACCTCTTTATTACTTCCTGTTTATCGAATTTCATCATAGCTGCAAGTATATCTAGATTTACTTTCGTACATCTTTCTAATGATTTTTTAAATCTTTCTGATTGATTTATGTAATCATTAAAGTAAACGTAACCAGTGATATATTTCTTTTTTAACATCGCCGAAGCTTTTCGAGGGAAATTACGTAAGAAATCATCCATCGTAATTAGAAGATCATCGACTGATGTTATTAGCCTTTCAGTTAAGTCAATATATTTCATTGTCAAATCATCATCCAGCAACAAAAGTGCTTTCTCCATGTTTATTTGACCTCTAGAATTTGAGTTAGCAATTAGTGGCGCTAACTTCTTTTTCACTTCTTCATTAAGTTGATTTCTGAGTTTAAGCAATTCAACAAGCTGATTATAGTTACCATAGGTAGCAACAAATGAGGCAATATTCATCCAAGGATGTTTTTCAATGTCTACCTTGTCAGCGTATAATAATTGTGCTAATTCATTAGGTTTGAAAGTAGCTGTTTCAATCCTTGCAGATATAGTGGGGACATTTAAAGCGCGCTGTAAGGGGTGGGTCTCAAGGTCATCAGAATAATTATATTTAGTTGCAATCAAATTAGATTGCATATTCTGCATTTGAAGCATAATAGTATTAAGTGCATCAGCTTTAGCTCGTTCGTTTCTAGATGCTTCCTGAAACTTATAGCCCCGTATAGCTATGAAATAGGCTGTTACTGCGGAGAGAATAACTACAAAAACAGGCATAATATAATCTTTAAACAAATTTGTTTGGCTTGCTTCCCCAATAACATCTGTAAGATGGTTTAAGGCGATTACAATTGAATAGTGATCGAATGATTTCATGGTATTACCCTTAGGAATTTGATGTGATTTTATACTGACTTGCACCATCAAACCAGTGCTAATCACTGTATCTCACTATTAGCCTGCTATCATACTTATCAACGACTGGCTAAAGAACAATCCCAGTTCAAACTCAGCTAATACAGATACAACTACTCACTGGACGCTCTTCAATTAGTTAAATTCCGCCAATTCCTCAACGTCCTCAAAAAGCATATGGAGATTGCCGAAGCGAAAATGAGCACCGCGCGTTAATGCTTCCAGCTCCCACCGTTCCGGGGTGATGCCGTTTTTTGCCAGTTCAATGGATATCAGCGGGAGTCTGGCGCGTTCTGCTGGCGTCAATTTGGCTGAAGGCAATTTAACGTCCCTTTGTTGGGTCATAACTTCGCTGAGCTTTGTCAATTTGATGAAGTTATAAGGCCAAAAAATATACACCGTATGGTTTCTGATTTTTAAAAGGGTTTCAGCCCATCACTTTCAGCGCATCGTTTAATAACAAATTTAACAATTATCACCTTAATGCATATTTTATTAGTATAAAAAACTAATGAAATTGAATCATTAATAATGACTTATGGATTGATGTTTTAAATTTTAAATAAATTACATATTGCTCTCTACAACTACGTTTTCGAGTTTCAAACCGGAAATGTCATCAGCTTTAAATATATATGTTCCTTTGGTCGTTTTTTTATCGATAATTCTTTTGGTTAGTAAGTTTTCGCCGTAAATTCGGACGATTGCATATTGCTCACTGTCTTTATTAAATGCGTAAAATTCTTTAGCTATTCTTGCTGAGTATGCACCGGTCGCAAGTATAAAAACGCTAATAATCATGATTAGCATAACGCAGGATTTCACGTCCCCCTCAATCTGCCTGAATTTATCCTTTACAGGGTTTATGGATGGTGATTCTTTTGAAGTTGTAGCTTGCACCATTTCAAGGGAGAAGGTTTTTTTATTGAATTTAATTGGCGCATTCAAAATTGTCAAGATAACGTAAGTCCCGATCAAGGCGTAAAAATACTTCCCGCCAGCCCCTGTGAATAAGTAATTAACTAGGATTAGATATAAAAATAACGAACCATAACTTGCTGAGTATATTATAACCTTGCCAATTGCCCCAAGCGACTTTGCTACAGTATAAATAAATGAGATGAAGACAAATGAAAGAAAAACTAACGCTGCAATAGAAGCTGAGCCAACTACAATTGATTTTATATCTACAGAGATTAATGATAGAGGGAAATCATAATATTTAGAATAACCGATCTCGTATAGTAACCCAATGAAATACCCAGTAAATGTAAGTACCGCTACGGCCAATGTTTCCTTACTTAATATTCCTTTTTTCATAATATCCCTTACATTGTGATTTTTGTAATTTCTATTGAAAACTCAATGAAAATAACGGGCAACAGTACATCCATTGTAAAACAGTTTTCATATAAAAACCATGCACTGGCATTCCACTTACTGGAACTCCACCCAATCCTCAATAATATCGAATTTGACAACTTTATTATTAAACACGAACTTCGCTCCGCGTGTTAAGGCCTCCAGCTCCCACCGTTCCGGGGTGATGCCGTTTTTTGCCAGCTCACTGGATATCAGTGGGAGTCTGGCGCGCTCTGCTGGCGTCAATCTTGCTGACGGGGCAACTTCTCGACCTTTTGTTGGGTCATAACTGCGCTGCGCTTTGTTTATTCGCGGGTTTTCTTCACGGACACGCGCCACAATCGCCCTCACGGCGGCTGTGTCGTTCCAGTCAATCGCCGCTGCCGTTTCGTTTTCGGCTGTCACTGTGTGTTGTTCAGGCCGGTTATTTTGGCTTTTTTGCCGACTTGTTCCGGCAGAGCTTCCGGCCAACCCACAGTTATTGACAGGACTCCGAGGCGCGCCAGAGGCGCTTTTTAAAGTCAAAGAATTAACGTCAACGGCAGAAGACACGATCCGCCATTG